AGTCAGCCCAGCCCCCTTAGAGACCGGTAGCTTCTCGCCGCGACCTACTGCAAGGGGTGGGGTTTTCTTAGCCATAGAACACTGTAATGTGTGTATTAGCGCCAAGGAAAAGGCGTATACCGTAGTGAGCTAGAACGCCCTCACCGGGAATTGGCACACTGTAACCTGTTTGGTTTGAGGCATCCAATTGCAGAAGCACGTCGTTCCACACTGTTACGCTTCCGCTTGCCGTACCGGAGTTGGCAACAGTGACAGTAAATGTGTTGGCGTTAGCTGCTGTTTGAACTTGGTAGGGGTTATCTGTCAAATCCCAATCCAAGTATACCCAGTCGCCCGCCTTCAAGCCGTGGTTGGTTGCGGTAATCGTTGCAGTTGTAGTGGCTCTTGCGTAGGTTCCGCTCACGCTAACGTCGTCCACCAAGACGGTGTACTCAGTAGCGCCAGAAAACGGGAAAACGACCGCACCTTTAAGCCGGGTACGGTAAGGCACCATTAAACCAGAAACCCCACCGTGTTGCGATTTAACGTCTGTCTGCATCATAATCAATCTCCTTTAAAAACGGGGCCGAAGCCCCTTGAGTTGATTAAGAGTCTGCGAACGGCGTAGCAACAGTACCGGAACCGATAACATTTCCAGTCACCATGTACTTGTCATCAGCAATCGCCACAATTTGAACCCATGTGCCAGCAACGCCGCCGGTAGTTGTACCGTTCAAGTTGATGAAGTCATTGGAAGAGCCGTTAGCAGAGAATGCAACCACAGCGCCAGATGAGTCTGAATCAATAGACATTACAGCACCAACGTACAAGTCACCAGAAGCAGCGGTAACACCGATCTTCAGAGAGCTAGTGGAGATAGTTGTAGGAACCCAAATGGTGTATACAACGCCTTCGTTATTGACTGTATTGGGGTCTTGACCGGGGCCAGACGTAGTTGGGTTGGTTGAAACATTGATTGCAGGTAGCGTCAATGTCAGTGCAGCAGCTAAAGAGCCACCAACAGAAATGATACGACCACCGTGAGCTTCGGGGCTCAATGTAGTGCTGGTTGTGATTTCAACAACAGCGGCTGGGCCTTGTTGATAGATGCCGCCCAATGAGCGAAGTGGGCCTTGAAACGTAGAACGTGCCATGATTTTTCCTTACATACAAGTTAGGCGCATTAGTCTGTATGTCGTCAGCCGGGACTGTCTAATGCACCGGAAAGCCCGGATTAGCAGCAATATATCAGGAATTAGTGGGGGGTGCAACTTTTTTCTTTCGAGCTGCTAGCATCTTTGCTTTCCATACAGGGTCGGCCCATAACGCCTTAGCTGCGGTCGCTTTAGCCGCTTTAACCTCGGCACGGTTTGCAATCTCCTTATTGTTCGCAGTCTGCATAGCAGCGTACTCAGGATCGTTCCACTGGGCCTTGGCCTGCTTGCTGGTCTTGGTTTTAGAAGCAGTGGTGTTTCTAGCGCGTTTAATGCCCGTCTGCCGCTTTGTTCTGGTAGCTGGGTCTGCCCATGCCTCCGTACTGTTTACGGACTTCTTAGACCGCGCCTTGGGAGTCCCTTGTGCAGCCCTTTGTGCAGCAACAACTTTAGCGCGGTATTCGGGCCGTTGCCATTTATCCAATGAGTCTACCCGCAAAAATTCTTTTTCCGTATCAGTGCGAATTGCCCCGCTTGCTCCTTCACCACCATCAGTTAAATTAAACAACGAACCAAGTTTGCGGTCACGTCGTCCGTACAGGGTAATCAATTCAATTTCTCTAGCAAATGCTTCGGCCTCTACCTCAGTTTCAAGTACGCGCACGCATGGCGCTACAAGTCCCCGCGCTTTGAGGTGAGCTATAAAGTCTTGAAACGGTTTGTTGTGCGACCCGCGTGACCAATGGGACAAGTCACGGTCTCCAGTACCTTTACCAACATACACAGGTTGATTGTTCTTGGTGGGTCGGGGGTCGCGGTATACATAGACGTAAAACATAAAAGTTCCTGAAGTTGTAGCCCAACTATACAACAATGGACGGAGAAATACAATCTATTTCTGAAGATTCAGAATTAAGCTACGACACAGGTAACGGAACTTAGTTACAGGTAACCCTCATAAAGACAATAAAAAAGGGCCCCGAAGGGCCCTCTCTGTAGCACAGAACCTAGGTTCTATGCGGGTTCGCTTAGGACGAACCGGGTGAACCGAACATTCCAAGCGGATCCGACCAGCCAAAGCTGTAACGCTCACGAGCCTTGTAACGCACGTTGCCTGTATCGAAATCACCATCCATTGAGTTAGTCAATGCGGTACGCTCGAAGTGCTTCAAACCGTTAGGCACGTCAGTAGTCAAATACCAACCGTTTGTGTCGGTCAGGTAGTGATTAACGCAGTAGCCTTCAGGGATTGAACCATTGTTCTTCAACGCGTTGATGTCGTTGTCAGCAGTACCAACACGGAGGCTGGTGTCCAACAAACGAGTAGCAACGAACATCAAAGCAGGAGGAACGATCAGCTTACGAGGTTTAGCAGCGATCAACAGACCCTTTTCATCCACCCAAGCAGCGATCTGAATAACGGCAGACTCCAAAGAAGTCTCGTTCAAATCAGCGCCAGTTGTAGGACGATTGCTGTTGGTTCCACCGTTAACCAGTGGGTGTGAAGTAGAGAACAGAGGTACGCCATCGCCACCGTAATAAGCGGAAGAGTTGGTGAAACCATTGTTCAAAACAGCAGCAGCTTTAACCTGCTTGGTATATGCCATAGCGCGAGCCAGAGCTTTGGTGTAACGAGCAGACAGTGAGTCGTACAAGTTATCTTCCACAGCTTCTTCAGTGATGGAGAAGCCCAACGCGATGGTTTCGTGGTTGTAGCGAGCCGTGAACGCTTCCTGTGCATTGTCATAAGCAATGGCAGAACCTTCGTTCTTGACTGGCGCTGCACCGAAACCAGCAAGCTTAGTCTCTTCTTCAAAGCTACGCTCAGACGCTTCTGTTTCGTAGATCTCTTTGTGCTCTTCGCCGTAGCGAGCATATTCCAGACCAAACAGTGCATTCAGACCGGGGAGCAGTTCTTTAAGTAGTTGTGCGCGTGAAATAGCCATGATTTAGCTCCTTTTACAGACCAACAACGTTGCTGTAAGAGTGGTATCCGGGGTTGAACTTCACCAGAATATCAGTATATGCGTCACCCACTGTGGAGAAACCTTGCATGTTTACAAAACCAACGACGCGGAAAGCGGCGGTAGTCGTAACAGCGGAAGCACCAGCCACAACAGAAGCGGTAGAGTTACCTGTAGATGTACTACCGGTAGAAACTGCACCTGTGGAGAAGAACACGTTTGAACCCAGAGCAGCTTGCGTGACAGAGCCAGCAGACTGAACTTGGAACACAGTACGGTCGTCATCAATCACAAAAGCAACCGCATTCAGAGCACTGGCTGGGTAGTATTGTGAAAAAATGGTTTGACCTTGTGCGTTAACGTAAGAGCAACCAACGAAAACACCAACAGCGCCAGTGTTAGCAGTGCCAACAGGGAAACCGTTTGTGGTTGCGTCCGCGCCAGTAGCGGTAACAATTTCAATGTAACCTGTAGATTTGACGTATACCAAACTTCCGTTATAGACGTTTGTGCCATATCCAGCAGGATCGAATAGGAATGAGCGAGTGCTACCTGCGTAAGGTAGGCCACCCAACTCATTCACGGCTTTTAAGCCGTAGGGAGAAGCTGTAGATGCCATTTAAGGACTCCTAAAATTAAGATAAACCTGCACCGCCACGGGTTGAAGAAGACTTGCGGTCTGCAAACAACGGCATACGCGGATCATTTTGTCGCAAAAATGTATTGTCAACCGATTCCATCTGAGATTTAGCTTGCTGGTTATAGTAAGTATCCATAGCTTCTGCGAGGTCTTCTGGAATTTTGCAAAGCATTAATCCACCAACCTCAACATTACCTGTCTTCTCACTAGGAGCAAGCATCAATTCCGGATGATCCACTGCCTTTACCGGAACCCATTTATCACGCATCTTTCGGGAAACGTTTGTTGGATCCGCTAAACCAAGAACATGTGTCGCAATCCAGCGAAACCTGTATCCGGGGATAGGTGTTGGGTCTGGCAATGTGCTCGATGGTGTATACACTGGTCGAGTATTCTTTTCGCGGGACTCTAGGTCACGGGGTTTACGATTTTCAGTCATTTGATTTCTCCAATTTTGCTACTTGAGCAGCGTATTGCTGCGGTGTGATTCCAAACTTCTTTGCCAGTGCCATAGCTCTGGGAGTCATTTGAACCTTCTTTGTACCTGATGAACGAGCAGCAGGTGCAACTACAGAGGTAGGTCTCTTGGAGGTCTCATTAGACCGTTGTCGCTCGTTTCCAAAAACTTCTGGAAACTTTTCTCTGACGCGAGCATCGATTTGCTCGAAGTATTCATCACTGCGCGGGTCGTAACCCGAATTCATCAGTTTTTTGTGCAGCCCTAATGCGTAGCTGGATACATCCTCGAACCCGTCTGCACTAAACCACTGGTTTTTTGCTTGCCAGCGCAAGGTTTTTTCGTCTAGCTTTGGTTCGGGCGATTTGTATGATTGCGGTTGTACACGATTTTCTGATGTCTGTAAAGGGGTCTGTTTAAAATTGTTGATGGCATTGATTTTCATCTTTGCTTCTAACAATGACTCCTGTGCAGCCAAAATAGCATCGGCATCAAAGGCTTCCTGAGCGACTTTGTACTGTTTCCGGGCGTTATCAAGCTCATTCTCAGCCAGAGTTTTAGACTGGTTGATATATTGCTGACTGCCTGTGTTTACG